ACACAGAAGTATCACTAGCTATTTTTATAATAGTGTGACTTTGTCCCTTAATGACTATGCTTTCGCCAATACTCAACTGGGAAGAAAATTTAGTTCCAACACCTGTCATTTCACCGCTACGGAAAGTGACATTAGCATACCCACTGATTTGTTGTATAGAACTCCTTCTGCCAACGTTGATAGTATCTCCGTCATACTCAAAAAACAAACCGTTTTGATCATCAAAAATACCACAACGAAGCGAACTCCTGTTCCAAGAAGAAACGTAATACTCTATAATACCTAAAGAAGTGGAGTCAGAAGGAGTTCCAGCAAGTTCTACGGTGAACTGTAAATCATTCACAACAGACAAAACGGGCAATGTCCCGTTCCACAAATTAGCTTTATTATTTGCTGCATCTGAAGGAGTAGGAGCAGTAAACCCTATTCCTGCAGTACCAGAAACGTAGGTGTATAAAGTTCCTACTGAACTAGCCACTGTTATTTGGGTATAAGCTCCAGCTGAACCCGCAGAACCGTTTTTAGTCACATTAGTCGTATATTCGCTACCACCATTGTTAGACCCATCTTCAGTTGTAGAAAACAACAGTTGTTTACTCGCATTAGTAGAATCACTTTGGTTGAACCGATAAGTTCTCCCTTCTAATAAATCAAGTGAAGTTACGGATAGCCCATCTATAAGAAAAACATCATCCCCTAATGAGTTTTGTCCTACTGTGACGGCATAAGATTTAGTTCCGATAGTGTCTTGATCTGTATTAGTAGATCCAGAAACTACTATCCCTAATCCAGTAGTCAACCTGTGGGGGAATCGTGTTGTTATTGTTCCTGTTGTTCCAGAACGAGTAAAAAGATCTATTTGACTAGTTGGACTGAAATTAACAGCGAACGAAACTTGAATCCCTTTCCCAGATTGATAACGGAAATATTTACGAGTCTGTCTAATCATCCGGCTATCCGGATTAGAAGAAGGGATTAATTCAACACCACCGTCATAAGGGCGATGCAAAGCAAACCCATCAGATCTCAACAATAAAGAAGTATTTAAAAAATAATTCGTATCTAATTGGGCAGTTGATGGAAAAGCTTCTGTGACTTCTAACTGAGTATCACTGTTGACATATTTAATTGTGCGTTCAACCACAGAACCAGCATCTGCTCTTTTCGTAACGCTGACGGAAGTACCGACTCCACCTAATTGTATTTCATTAGTCGAACCCGCAATCGCTTCAGCTTCGGAAAAATAAACTTGAAATCTATTGGTGGGGTCTCCTGTATTAACAGTAGATACATAATAAGTTTTATTAAATTCAATACTAGGGGGGGCAACAGAACCACTGAAAGTAACGCCGTTTCCCCCTAGCAAACCATGACCAGAAGCGATAAAATAATCACTCGACACATTGTAAGAAGTTATCGCTGTGGTTTGAGTAATAGGAGCAGTGTTTACAAAAAATTTGTCCCCAGCATTGAAATAAGATGTAAAGGTCGTATCTGTTCCCGTTAAAATAGTAGAATCTGCCACATACGAAACAGTTCCACTTCCAGTTATAGAACCAACGATAGTCGTTCCAGTAAAAACCAACACTCCCGTTGATTCAGCAGTTCCAGAATCTGCTAAAGGTAAAAACGTACCAGCTAAAGCTAAAACCGAACTAGAAGCTAACTGAAAATAATCTTTACTTTTCCTAATCACAAAATAAGTAACACCTGATGAAACACCTGTCAGTGTTATTGTTCCCGTAGAAGTGTAAACTACAGAATCTCCTGTAATCAAGCCATGATCTACAAAATAAAAAGCATCAAGATTTACATTTGCCATAACTTGCTGGCTTTGTTGAGTTGTTCTAGGCTGAATTTGATTACTTGCAGATAAAGTGAAAGATTCTTGATTAGAAGCTGTGCTAGATACGCTATAGATTCCGTCAGCCGCGCCGACAAAATTAGCATTCAAGTTTTGAGTTTGCCCCGCCGTAACACTCGTAAAATCAATAACGTTAAGTGCGTTTAATAGTCCAACACCACTACCCATCCCCAAAAAAATCACTTCATTGGTGTTAGCGATTGCATCAGCTGATGTAGGGTGCAAACTCAAACTCGAGCTGGACAAAGCCCTACCATAATAAATCTGTCCGCTTTTCAGTCCTTTAACAGGAGTCCCTAAAGATACATATTGAACAGCTTGACCCGTACTTACTTGGTGAAAAACATTTTTAAACTCATCAGAGCTGATAGTAACATAACTGGTACTTGCTTGATTAGGGATAGGAACCGAACTCGTTAGAGCATTAGGTGTCGTAGAAAGGTTAAACCTATCTGCCGTTTTGTTGGCAACGTAGTAAGTGGTGTTATCAACTAAACCGCCTATTGCTGTTCCAGAGTTCACATCGTACTCAAGAGCATCACCCTCACTAAAAATGTTATTAGGAACAGTGATAGTATCTGCCGCTTCGTTGTAAACAACTCCGTCTATATCGTAAACTAAATTTGCAGTCCCTGAATTACTGAAAAATACCGCAGAACCGCTCAAACTTATGAAACTAACCCTGTTGTCGTCTATTCTCACAGCTTCGTAAGTTGTTCCACTAGATAATCCCGAAGGAAGTGTCCCAGTGGTGGCTGTTACTGTTACGAAATCGCCTGTATTTATTCCATGAGAAGCGGCATACAAAGAACTTGCATCTACTGGCGGCTCTAAATTGATACGCATGGCAAAAAAATCGGAACTATCGCTACCAATGTTTAGACGTCCCCCACCGTTAGTAGAGGCTATGAGTGCTGTAGTCGTGCTTCGGTATTGAAGAAAATAATCGTAAGAAGTGGAATTAAAATTCCATGGATCACCTATTTCAAGCAAATAACTGTTAGCGTTGGTTCCAGTAGAGATATTAAAAAAACCAACTCTTTGGTTGTTGTCCGCTGTTGTGACATCGTGGGGTGAATTAAAGTATATATAATCGCCACTCCCACCTACCGTTCCGCTTGCTCCACGACCTAATGTTTTAGAAAAAGCTGATTTCATTACCCCGCCACTCACACCCGCGCTAGTCAGGCTAGCGGTGTAAAAGGGGTTAACACTCCTCGATCGCTGTAGTTTAATAGTGACATCTGAAACACGCGCAACATAGTAGCCTTTACAATTTTGAAGTCCACCTATTACAGAGTTTGTGCTAGTGTCGCAAATATACACGATAGCGTCTAAATCAACGTACCCATGTGGGCTAGGGAAAGTTATAGTATTAACAGAAGTATCTACAGATAAAGTCCCTTCTACAAAATAAATAGCGTTTGAAGGTTGGAATGAAAAAGAATTTACGCCGCCAAGAGTGAACCCAGAAGATTCTCCTGTAGCTGTAGCAGAGGTCGTAGTGGTGTTTATTGTCGACGAGTTTAAAAATTGAACGTCATTTGTATTGAAACTTACATTTGATTTAGCAAAAGTATTTGCCAACACCATACTTGTTCCCGTTGTGAAATTAGTCGGGTATTGTGTGCTTACTGTTAATTGGCTTTGAGCACCACTATCAGTAGTAATACCCTCGATATTAGATAATTTGAATTCTGTTCCAGAATAAACTGATCCAGGAAATAATTGAGTATATGTTTCTAAAATAGAACCCGTAGAACTTTGTGTTGATTTGCAAAGGTAACTGAAAGTATTTGCATCAATCACGCTAGAAACTAGAAAGCCACCATCAGCTGTTACAGTAGTAGATCCTATAGTGATAATAGGAGATCCTCTTTGAAGTTTGTGGGGCAAACTCGTAGATACGGTAATGACATTGGACCCCGCAGAAGTCGTCATCGTTGTTATATCTATTTCTTGGTCGCCGTTTCTAGCATAAAACGTAGGTATGTTTTTAGTGAGTTCTAAAGTTTCCCACTTAGTAGATTGCAAACCATATTCGAAATCTGTGTCGATTAAATTTTCAGGATTAGATACTCGAATTTTAGAAACAGGATCAGTGTAAGGTTCTTCTGGTTTAAATTCTTGAGCATCTGCTTCTACAAAAACCTGTATTTCATCAGTGTCGGACATAGAAGTAGTGTTGAAAAGTAACGTCAACGTCGTGGAGTAGCTGGTGTAATCAAAAGAAATATCACTCAAACCGAGAGACGAATCATTGAAAGAGTATATAATATCATTAGTTGTAGTGTTCGTGATTAATAGCAACCGTTTACGAGCGTAAACTCCATCTAACACAAGTTTCCGCTCAGAAGCATCAAAAGTGTAATCAAATACAAGATGTTTCGCCATCGTTATCCTCCAAGCGCAATTGAAAAGGCTACTGCCTGCCCTGACGTAACTGCCGTTTTAGCAGGATACGTTATAAACACAATTTTTGAACCAGACCCGAAATTAACCAAAGCGTTCGAGTTAGAACTAGCAAAGATTTGATCTCTAGTCAAAGTATTCGCAGACGAGTATGTACCCTGTCCTACTTCATACTCACCCGAAGTATCATTTGAAATAGTATAGAACGTAGTGTCTCCAACAGACAAAACGGCACTAAAACTCTGGAAACCTGTAACGACACCCGTTAGCGTGAAGTTCCCTGTTCCTGTTGTAGTGCTGGATTCTTTCACACGTTCGCCAAGTTTAGGCATTACTCAATCCGTATAATTGCATCTGAAGTGGTAAAAGCAGGGAAAACTATTTTGAAATCTCCTGCGGTTGAAGTTTTATCGGAAGCAAAATCTAAAACACAAACCGCAGGGTTCCCTGCGGGAGTATCATTATAAATCACAGCTCCACGAGCAGTGATAGTAGCCGTAGTGAACGTTAAATCAGCAAAATCAGTGAACCCTACTGTTCCGGATCCTTGTGGGGTAACGTTAGTCAACGTACCTCCTCCCGCTGCGTAAGGATTACTACCACTTCCTGAATTCGGAACTTCATTAGTAGAATTGTAAGTCGTAATAGTGTTATTCATAATTGATCCAGAACCACCGAAATCAGTGGGTACGGCGGTATTGGTGTAAAGAGCCAACTTAAAGGTATTCCCACCGCTAGTTGAAAAGTTGTGAACAGCTTGCATAAGCTCTGCTTTAAAACTCGTACACATAAAGTTGTTACTAAAAGACATGTTAGATTCTCCTAATCACTTCTGCTGACTCACGATGACCCGCATCTACAAGAACATTATATATCGTAGTTCGGTCACTTTGAACAGCCTGTTTCATATAATCACAAACTACCGTTTGAATTTGTTTCTGGAAAGCTTCCGCTTGTTGTTTAATCACATCTGGAGCACCGCTTGAAACAGCGACAATTTTATCACAACAAAGTTGTGATAATTCCTCAGGAGTAAAACCCCTGTTTTGTGTAGTATGAACATCAACTTTAAATGTTCCCATACCTGCTGAAACGTTCATTGTTTTTGCCTTATTACCATACCCGTCCGATATTGATCAGTGGTTTCTTTGGCTTCTCCAAAGTGTTTCATAGCTCCCATAGCTTCCATCATGCGAGATTGATAGTTTTGCACCATATCAGGTTCGCCTTTCATATAAGTGTACGCTTCTACTAAAGATCCATAAAGCATTGCTAATTCTGCATTCTCACTAAGCCAACTCGTAGACGATTCACTACCAGAAGTCAAACTAGAAGGTCGATAAAAATAATGCAACTCAACAACATAATCTGCATTAGGAGTAGGGCCGACAATGAATGTATTGATATCAAACAGAGCATAGTAGATAGGAACACCCGTACTTGTGGGGTTTTCACTAAAGGTTTGAACAAAGTTAACGTCTTTGAACTCTAAAAACGTTTCAATGTTGTTCGAAGTAAACCCCAATGAGTAAGGAGCTAGAAAATCGCTAGGAAGTCCTAAATATTTCTCACCTATCGCCATCGCCGCTGTTTGGTTTTTACGAAAAAAAGTCAATTGAACACTTTTTAAAATGCGCTCTTCTGCTAATCGAATAAACAAAGGTAAATTAGAAACAAAAGTTGCTTCGTCATTTTGTGTGTAATCTTTAATTGCGTCTTTTAACTGACTAAAGGTAAATGCCATTACGCAGGATCCTCTCCATACACCCAAACTGAAACGCTAACTCCACCACCCTTTTCGTTTAATTGAGTAGCTGAAACAACCGCGATTGTATAGTGATTAGAATCAATAACCGTTATCGCATACGTGATATTGTTTAGTACACTACTTGCTACCCCACCAAAAGATTCTACCCCTGTGAAATAAACGTTAGATCCAGTTAATCGAGAATGTCCTGTTTCAGTGACTGTAATGATTTGTGAAGACGTTATTTGCATGGGGTTTAGGTTTAATAAAACAGGACCTCTTGGCTCTGTTCTATCTATTCTAGGATGATAAAGAGCTTGGGGTTCTTGTCCCGGAGGAGTAGGCTCTAATTGAGGATGTTTCGGCTCATAGCACTCTGGGCAAACACGAAATCCTGTCCA